CCGTGCCACTTGTACCAGACGAGCCACTTGTACCGTCCGTGCCAGAAGATCCGCTTGTGCCATCCGTGCCACTTGTGCCGGATGAACCATCTGTACCTGACGAACCACTTGTGCCATCAGTTCCAGATGAGCCACTTGTGCCATCCGTGCCACTTGTACCAGACGAGCCACTTGTACCGTCCGTGCCAGAAGATCCGCTTGTGCCATCCGTGCCACTTGTGCCAGATGAACCATCTGTACCCGACGAACCACTTGTGCCATCAGTTCCTGACGAACCACTTGTACCGTCCGTGCCAGAAGATCCGCTTGTGCCATCCGTGCCACTTGTGCCAGACGAGCCGCTTGTGCCATCCGTGCCACTTGTGCCAGATGAACCATCTGTACCTGACGAACCACTTGTGCCATCAGTTCCTGACGAACCACTTGTACCGTCCGTGCCACTTGTACCAGACGAGCCGCTTGTACCGTCTGTACCACTTGTACCCGACGAACCACTTGTGCCGTCTGTTCCAGAAGATCCACTTGTACCATCAGTGCCACTTGTGCCAGATGAGCCACTCGTGCCGTCTGTGCCAGAAGTTCCACTTGTTCCATCAGAACCGGCGGTGCCGCTTGTACCGTCCGTACCACTCGTACCGTCTGTGCCGCTTGTACCATCCGTGCCACTTGTTCCACTGGAGCCATCTGTACCTGATGAACCACTTGTGCCGTCTGTACCACTTGTACCATCTGTACCACTTGTGCCATCAGAACCAGAAGTTCCACTCGTTCCGTTTTGTCCACTTGTACCACTGCTGCCACTGCTGCCACTTGTACCCGCTGTGCCAGAAGTACCAGCTGCGGTCATAATAGACCATGAACCTGTTGCCAATGACGGTGATTGTCCACCGCTTGAAATATCAGTTAAAGCAATCCAAGAATTTCCATCATAAAAAACAACATTATTTTTTAGATATGTAGAAACACTTGTCCAACCACCTTCCCAGTCAAAACTTGCACCTGCCGCTCCACTTGTACCACTTGTGCCACTTGCACCTGCCGCACCAGCTTCGCCGCTTGTACCACTTGTGCCACTTGCACCTGCCGCTCCGCTCGTACCACTTGTACCTGCCGCACCTGCTGCTCCACTTGTGCCGCTCGTACCACTTGCACCCGCTGCACCGGCTTCGCCGCTTGTACCGCTTGTACCCGCTGCACCAGCGCCACCGCTTGTGCCACTAGTACCGTTTATTCCACTTGTGCCACTCGTTCCACTTGCGCCGTCCGTGCCACTCGTACCGCTCAATCCGCTTGTACCACTTGTACCACTACCACCTCCACCGCCACCAATTATATACGACGCTGTTAAAGCATATGACGATGTTATAGCAACAGGAAGCACCGAAGAGCCGGTTAAAATTCCATCGCTGTCTGTGTGCAATACTAGATTGCTTCCGCTGATATATACTTCTTCCCAGGCGGTTCCGTCTAGTGATCTTTGTACGTTATAAATGGTCTTTGGAGTTAGGCTCATGAGTTTTTATATAAATATATCAAAATCTTGTCATTTTGTTGGTGTCATAATAAATATTCAGCCGAGTTCTCTTCCATCTACTTACTCGTATATAAAAATATTCTTCGTCGTATGTTTGAACACCTAGTAAAGAACCTGCTAATTCAGCATCTGAATTTGACGGAATTGGTATATATCTTGGAGTATCTACAAATGGTAGATTTGTTGTTAAGCTTGGATTTTCTGCACCTGTTGCGGCATTATTAGCTGTAAATATTGTAATAGGAGTTCTATACCATTTTCCAGAAAGTTTAGCATAGAAATAATTTTCATCATAACTGCGACTATTATTATTTCCGGCAGTATCGTTGGTAGATGTTGGAACTGGGAATATCCAAGTTAGGGTTGTTGGATTTGCACCAATGAATACATCTTTATATGATAAAAATTTCCAACCTGTTTTTGGTTTTAGATCTCCGAATTCATCAAGAAAACCATCTGTAGTTTTTACCCAAAGCTCATATTGTTTTTCATATATGATTGGTTTAGTTGGAACAGGTGCTGGAATAATAACTGTTTTATTTGCTAGTCTTACCCACCTACCATCTAAGTTGCCGCTGTAATTTACATAAAACTCTTTGCCTCTTCTAAAAAATAGTGCATCTTTTTTCGCCAAGATTATACCTTCGGGGTTTGTTCCAGTGTATAAAAATTTTTTATTAAACTCGTCTAATCTTTGTGGCATAAATGGCTATACTTTATATATCAGTTATTTAGTTGATTTTAGCATTTCCACTTCATTTTTTAAATAATCTACCTTAGAATTTAATTCTTTTATGGATTCAATGAGCAATGGCACCAATTTAGCGTAATCTAGCGTTTTATAATCAATATTTGCTTTATCTGATATTGGCGCACGTTCTATGATCTCTGGCAATATATTTTCAACCTCTTGAGCGGAAACACCAACTTGAATTTTTTGTGTATCATATCCAAGATTTCCGGCAACTTCATTGGCTCTAAAATAAAAACCATTTAGTGTAGATATTTTATCAAGAGCATTTGTTATAGGAGCAATACGAGTTTTTAATCTGTTGTCAGAATAGTAAGCGGTTACAGTTCCTGTTGCTGTAATAGCTCCATTGCTTCCAAGAGTAATAACAGGGCTACCACCTTTATTTGCACTAAAAATCCGAACACCGGAGGTAAATCGCATTGAGCAGTATGCATCATTTAAATCCACGATATCACCATCATCGGCGAGAATGATACCATTACCAGTAGTATTGCCGGAACTTACCGTTATGCTATTTGTTAAACTTAAACTTGAAAATGAAGGACTCTGGCCCGCAATGAATGAAACAACTTTTGCAGCTGTGGCAGAACGAAAATAATTATCACCAAATTTTGCCATGATATAACTTATAGTGCCGCCACTTACATCGTCACTTGAATTTACATAATTTCCAAAAAGATAATTTCCAGTAATATGACCGCTACCATCTCTTAGTACAATTGTATTAGCAGTTGCAGCAGTTGCAGCCGTAGTTGTAGCAGAGTTTGCTTGACTTGTAATAGATCCTGCACTGTCGGCATATCTACAAACATCAACTCTTACACCATATGTGCTTGAGCCATTCCATCCCATTAATGTTGGATAAGTACCCGTCCAATTACTTACGGGATTTGTATTATTAATTGATGCTCCACTTGGACTTGTACCGGCAGAAGCATCAAATATAACGTGGCCATTTCCATAATTTTTCCAACTGAGCATGTTTGCAACGGCAGTGGTGCGAAGCGATGCCCAATTACTAGAATCTCCGGAAAGAGTTGTTGCTGTTGCAGCATTGCCACTGATACCAATGCCCCATGTTCCACTGGCTCCACCGCCGGTTAAAGTTGGCGAATATGAATTATAGTTAGATGTTGTAATTACATTTAATGGCGTAACTCCACTCGTTCCACTTGTGCCGTTTGCACCATTTGCACCACTCGTTCCACTTGTGCCATTTACACCACTCGTTCCACTTGTACCGTTTGCTCCATTTGCACCACTCGTTCCACTTGTGCCATTTGCACCATTTGCTCCACTAGTACCGGAGGACGCACTTGTACCGGAAGTACCGGACGAACCACGTGTACCAGATGATCCGCTCGTACCAGATGTTCCGGATGAACCGGCTGCGCCACCAGCTCCACTTACACCACTTGATCCTGATGTACCACCACTTCCAGACGATCCGCTTGTACCGGCTGCGCCACCAGCTCCACTTGTGCCCGATGTACCCGTTGTTCCACTACTTCCTGTTGAGCCAGACGAGCCACTCGTACCAGATGTACCGGATGAACCAGCTGCGCCACCAACTCCACTTGTGCCCGATGTACCCGTTGTTCCACTACTTCCTGTTGAGCCAGACGAGCCACTTGTACCCGTTGTTCCAGACGAGCCACTTGTACCCGTTGTTCCCGATGAACCATTTTGTCCGCTAGTACCAGATGAACCAGCTGCACCACCAGCTCCACTTGTACCCGATGTACCCGTTGTTCCACTACTTCCTGTTGAGCCAGACGAGCCACTTGTACCCGTTGTTCCAGATGAACCATTTTGTCCACTCGTACCAGACGATCCGTTTGCTCCACCAGTTCCGGACGAACCAGACGAGCCACTTGTACCGGTTGTTCCAGATGAACCATTTTGTCCACTCGTACCAGATGAACCATTCTGTCCACTCGTACCAGATGAACCATTTGCACCACTTGTTCCGGAAGATCCACTCGTTCCAGTTGAACCAGACAACCCACTTGTTCCACTTTCACCACTGCTTCCACTCGTCCCCCCCGTGCCAGACACAGTAGAACTTGCAGCAACCCAACTACCGGTTACATTAAAATAATAAACCTTCAAGTCGCCGGTGGTTGTGTCCCACCAAAGAGAACCCGTGTATGGATCTATAGGAGCTGTATCAGACGTTGCTACAGAAACACTGTTGCCGCTTGATCCAGCCGTACCACCTGTGCCGCTTGAGCCACTCGTACCTGTAGAACCTGACGATCCACTTGTGCCGCTTGTACCACCCGTGCCAGCAGAACCGCCAGCACCACTTACACCACTGGTACCACCTGTGCCGCTTGATCCAGCTGTACCACCTGTGCCGCTTGAGCCACTCGTACCTGTAGAACCTGACGAGCCACTTGTGGCACTTGTACCACTACTGCCCGATGTTCCACTCGTACCATTTGTGCCACTTGTACCATTTGTGCCACTTGTACCCGCTGATCCACTCGTACCGCCGCTACCACTTGTGCCTGTGCTGCCAGACGATCCACTTGAGCCACCTGTGCCACTGCTGCCACTTGTTCCGTTCTGCCCACTTGTGCCTGCTGTGCCACTTGTACCAACTGGCAACTGTGCTATAATGAATAGCATTTCTTGATTGTTTGAGAAAATATAACTACCCGTTAGGTGAGTTGCTGGAAATTCCCAATATAAATTAGGTGCTACTTCAACACCTGTACCAAATTGCCATTTTTGAAAATTATTACTATTTGATATATCCTGTAATATTACAGTTGATCCACTTGGTATTAGTCCAAGAAAAACGTCAATGTCTATACCATCTTTTGTTAAATGATTAATTGATATTTGATTTGATCCAGTCTGACTAGCATCACTCCAGATTATATGAGTGTTGCCAGGATCTCCTGTATTGATTGTTGTTTTTGCTTTATAGTCAAAGAAAGTATTTGAGTTGCCGTCTTGACCACTAGTGCCGCTGGTGCCTGTACTACCCGAAGAACCGCTGGTGCCTGTGCTACCTGACGAACCACTACTTCCGGTAGAACCTGACGAGCCACTTGTACCATCTGTTCCACTTGAACCACTACTTCCGGTAGAACCTGACGAGCCACTGGTACCGTCTGTGCCACTGGTACCGGCAGAACCGCCAGCGCCACTCACGCCACTCGTACCCGACGAACCACTACTTCCGGTAGAACCTGACGAGCCACTTGTACCATCTGTGCCACTTGTGCCACTACTTCCGGTAGAACCTGACGAGCCACTGGTACCGTCTGTGCCACTGGTACCGGCAGAACCGCCAGCGCCACTCACGCCACTCGTACCCGACGAACCACTGGTACCGGTAGAGCCACTGGTACCACTTGTACCATCTGTGCCACTTGTGCCACTACTTCCGGTAGAACCTGACGAGCCACTGGTACCGTCTGTGCCACTGGTACCGGCAGAACCGCCAGCGCCACTCACGCCACTCGTGCCTGACGAGCCACTGGTACCGGTAGAGCCACTGGTACCACTTGTACCATCTGTGCCACTTGTGCCACTACTTCCGGTAGAACCTGACGAGCCACTTGTACCATCTGTGCCACTGGTACCGGCAGAACCGCCAGCACCGCTCACGCCACTTGTGCCTGACGAGCCACTCGTACCCGTAGAGCCACTTGTACCATCTGTGCCACTTGTTCCTGACGAACCGTCTGTGCCACTCGTACCAGATTCGCCGCTCGTACCAGAAGTTCCGTCTGTACCACTAACACCACCCTCGCCACTCGTACCACTTGTACCATCTGTGCCACTCGTTCCGCTTGTGCCAGTTGTGCCACTGGTGCCACTTTCTCCACTTGATCCGGACGTACCATCTGTGCCAGAATTTCCACCCGTACCACTTGTGCCATTTTGACCGCTCGTTCCGGAAGTTCCATCAGTACCATTTACTCCACTAGTTCCTGAAAAATTTAATGCATATGACGCTGTGACAGCATAACTAGAAGTAGCAAACAATACACCATGTACGGTCAAATCGCCAGTAATATCAGCGTCACCGTTTACTTGAAGTCCATTAGAAGCAATAAATGCGTTTTGTATCATACAGTCATTTTTATATATTTAACTGTCCATGTTCCAGACAGTGGGGTTGCGAGTAGATTTATACTACCGCCAACATTGTTGACGGATAGTGTAACAGGCACACTGCCAATTTGATTTACTTCGGTTACATAATAACTTGAAGATACATTGTTCCAGCTTGCCATAACTTCATTAACTTTAACATTTGTATTTGAAATATCTGCTATAGATACAAGCCATCTTGCAGCATGACCGTCTCCAATAATTTCAGAATCAATTTGAGCAGATCCAGAAATAATTTCAGAGTTAGCAGTTAATGAACCTGTAGTTCCAGATGCACCAGTAATATTTACAGTTTCAAATGTATTAGTTGCATTATTGTTTGTAATATTGTAATTGATAATTTGAGATATTGGTGGGAATGATGCATTGTTTAAGATAGCATCTTTAGCTTGTGCATATACAGAAGTAGATTCACCCGGCGCACCTATTGTAGTTGCCATTTTTTCATGTGTATCAAACACAACTTTTCTTGGCGTAAATGCTTTTTGAACAACTGATTTATAATTCTCAAATTTATTTGGCAGTAAGTATGCATAGCACATCATACTAAATGTTGTTTTAACAATACGATCTTGTCCAGCGTCATTAGTTGTTTCAAAGTTATAATCACTGATAGTTGTTCTAAATTTAAATTTATTTTTGTCGCCCCAATAATCTTCTGTTGAAAAATTAATGGCTTCAACAATCGCGTTACCTTGTTCTATTAGTTCTGTCCAAATAATAAAATCATAATTGATAATAACATGATCAGGCATTGCTACACTATATAATTCTTTTACTGGACTAAATCCAGACATAGCAGAAAATCTATCATATTTATTTTTTTCTGAAAAATGTTTAACGGTTGGATATTGTAAGTAACGATTTAGTGTAATCAAACTATCATTGCGTTGCATTGTGCTACGACGAAATGCAATAGCAGGAGTTTGTACTTTACCATTTTTATCTCTCATTACACCATCTTTTTGTATAGCCTTCCAACGTTCCGGAGAACTATAATTGATTGGTACTTTTATTTGTCTACCTGCGTCAATAATTGTAGGAGATATAACATTATCAAGATATGTTAAAATTGCTGTATCAACATCAACCAGTGTTACAGAAAAATTCTTTTGAGTGTCTTTATCTCTACGAACATTATATGCGCGATTTGGTTTAACTTCTGGACCATATGCAGCAGTTATTTCCGGTTTTTTCATTTCGGACATTTCAGGTCCATGATTAACAGGATTTGTTGGTTTGTTTATTACCGGTTTAACTGTGGGTCCACGCCATGCCATAATTTTATTGGTTTCTTTCTAGAATGTTTAGTGAGGTGTATTTTGTGTAATGTGCGTTACAAATTATACTATGGCTCTTGTCGCTTTGACCGCCAAGTAATTGTTCTTGAATTACATTATCAATTTCATAGTAACGATCATTCCACGCAACAACGTCTCCAATTTCTGGATAAAATTCTAATTGACGCAGCATCTTTTCACGCATCTTGAAAATATGATCTTGATTTCTATTTGGTCCAAAGTCATCATACTCGGCAGACATCTCGGATCTTTCAATGAGAGCAGATACTTGAACTGCTGGAAAATACCATTTACCACTTTCTGATGAAGTTTCACCATAGATATTTGTCTTGGTTTCATTTGGACAAATCTTAAATATTTGAATTAGATTTTCAATAATGTTCCCCATCAATTCACCATTCAACGAATTGATCATGTTTAAGTCGCGTTGTGAGAAGTATCGTCCTTTTAGTCCCATAAATATTTTATGTTATGCTGTGTATCTATATTTGATGATGACTATTCCTGAGCCACCCTTAAATCCTGCCAATGGAACTCCGCCACGTTGAGTTCCAGAACCCCCGCCGCCTGTATTTGCCGATCCTGTGCTATTATTGTTGCCTCCGCCACCAAGACCGCCTGTACTAATTCCAGAAAATTCTCCACCAGCACCACCACCACCATAGTACATCGGTGTTCCCAAAATACTGTTAACTACACCATTTCCGCCATTTCTTCCGGACCCATTCGCACCAGCGCCGCCACCACCACCGCCATTATAACTCGATCCACCCGACGCTCCAGAAAATCCACCCACGGTAGACCCCCCGCCAGATCCGCCCTCCCCACCGCCTCCGCCATTTGCTCCCGCTGCGCCATTAGCATTTTTAGGAGCACCTCCCCCACCTCCAATGGCACTTGCATATATAGAAACATAACTAGGTTGTCCGTTTCCACCATAATTATCAATTGGTCCACCAACTCCACCATCTCCAACAATAATAGAGTGTATTCCAGCCGAAATAATAGAACCGGTGTTATATATTACTTGACCGCCGCCGCCGCCACCCGTTCCGCCGTTTGTTATACCACCGCCACCTCCCCCACCGCCAACAACCAAATATTCAATACTTGGAGTACTGCCAACACTGCTTATAGTAAAGCTACTTGTTCCAACTGTTGTAAATGTATGCATCTTGTAGCTTCCACTTGTGGTAATTAAATCACCGCCGGTTGCTACCATATATGAAATAGGATCAGAAAATACTTTTTTCATTTTCATTGAACTTACATTCGCAACAACTGTGAATGGAGTTGTTGATGAAACTGTAGCAGAGTTATTATTTGTGATTGCTAAATTATTTGAACTGTTATCAACAATCGTTGCAGAATTACATGTTAATAATGCTGTGTTTGCTATTGCTGTGAGTGGAGCAGTTGGTACTGTAAATGATGCTGTGTAAAGAGCCGTTCCATTGATTATGCGAGCATTACTGATATATCCTGTAAAATTATTCGAAGTCATTGAAGCTTGATAACCGATACTATTTGTTGTGCCATTAAACAAAGCACCACTTAAACTATAAGGAGCACCGCTAACAAGAGTTCCGTTTACAAATACATAAAATGAATTTCCAGATCTTGTTGTTGCTATATGATACCAAGTATTACTAGATATTGTAGGACCAACTTCTCCAATTTGTAAAGTCCAAGGATATCCACCTGTTTGATTTGCTAAAAATGCAAATCGCGAGTTTTGAACATACAAACATATTGCAGAGTAGCTACTATTATTTCCATTTATGTAAAATATATTTTTATTACCAGAAACGTTTGATATATACACAAAAGCTTCCATTGTAAAATTGTTGCTACCCAAATTTAATGAACTAGTATTTGGTAAACTTAAATACTGATTGGTTCCATTAAACAATACACTGTTGCTCAGGGCGACAGACGTACCACTATTATTTCTATTCTTAAATTTCATTCCTTTTGGTGCCGCTGAAAGTGATGTAAATGGAACAACCGCCGATGACACCATTGCACCATTGTTATTAGTAATAGTAAAATTATTTGAACTGTTATCAACAATCGTTGCAGAATTACATGTTAATAATGATGTGTTGGCTACTGCTGTTAATGGGGAAGTTGGAACGGGGAATGACGATGTGTATAGTGCAGTACCTTTAACAACGCGAACATTTGATATGTATCCTACCATTTGCGCGGAATTAACAACATTACCAATCGTGACAGCCGCCGAAGTATTCATCGAGACTGCTCCTGTATAAGTGGAACCAATTTGAACTCCGTTTAAAAATAACTTTATAGATCCTTGTGCCCCCGATAATGCTACGTGATACCAAGTATTTATTGCAGGACTTCCTCCAGATATGGCGAAACCATCACCATAAACATTTGCACCGATCACACCGGACGATATTTGTATAGCCCATCCAGCCGACGGGCCACCATAACTTGTAATTAAACATTGTTGCGATGAAACATTTGCTGTTGCATAAAACCAACACTCTACGGTAAAACTTCCTGTACCCAAATTAAACACGGCATTGCTCGGAATACTCAAAGACTGATTGCTTCCATTAAACAATACGCTGTTGCCGGACGGGACAGAGACTCCAACATTATTTCTATTTAAATATTTTATTGGCATATGATTTTTATGAGAATATTAACTTTTTCATTTGTTCAGTTGTAACCGGTTCTTCTTCACGTATGCGAATAATTCGTATGCCTTTTTCAGCAGCCATTTCATTCTTTAACTTGTCAACCATAACACTTCTTTTTTGAAAAGGATATTTACATTCTGCTTCACTCTTTGGATGCCAGAACGATCCATCAAATTCAAACAAGATATTTTCATCTGGTAAAAATGCATCATACACTTTTCCACCCATGGGATATTGAGGAACATAATATACGCCAATGTCTTTGAGCATCATATAATATTTTCTCTCAAGCGATGTAAAATTGGCACTAGGCTTTAATGTCTTTTTTATGCCGACATGTTTAAGGTGCCGTCTTTCATTCTTGCTTAATACTTGATCTAATATAGAAAATGATTTCATCCGATATAAATTCCGAGTGGTATTTTTGCCAGCGTTTCATTTACTTGACGAGCCTCTTCTGCCCTCATCTCCATCACTGCTTTTCTTCCAGTCGCTTCAAGATTTTCACGCAGTTGAGTAACAAGATCAGTTTTTTCCGCCGCAGCTTCTTGACGTAGTTCGCCGCCATCTAATGTAACTTCGGCACCAGGTATAGGAATAGTTTGATACTTTTGACGAATGCTTCCTAATACTTCTTTGCATAATGCTAAGAAATATTTTTTAATCCATTGCTTACCAACTGAGTTGATATTGCCGTATGGAATAACATCATATGGAACATTGCTATAATCGCCAATAACTGGAGATGCTACAATAGAACCAGATGCATTATAGTATGAACCAGAAGTGCTGATGCCTTGTGAGTTTGTATCTTTTACAAGAGTATACTCAAAGTGCATCTTCATGTCATATGTTGGAATAGGAAATATTTTTACCTTGTTGTTTACAAGTTCAAATCCATATCCCGATTTTCTTACCAAGTCATTAAACTCAATTGCTTGCATACGCAGCAAATCTTCAAAGATAGGTGTCATCAAAAATTGTGTTGCAGGAGAATAACCAGCAAAGCCCATTTCATTTAATACATTGCTATAACTCATACCTGTCATACTAAATGGATCATAGATACGAGCAGCTGCTGGTGGCATTTCATGAAATATTCTACGAATTTCAATACGATCAAAACTTTCACTGACATTACCCCACAATGCTTGTAGGTCATATGATTGTGTACCTGCTGATAAATCTATATGTCCTTTTTTCCAATCAACCGTTCCACCAACGCCAAATTCTGTACCATATCCTTGAGTCAATTTAATTACAAATGGCAATCCACTTCCTACTACACTTGTTTGTGTTAAATTTACATTTGCTGCCGATCCTTGAAGCACACCCATGTTGTTGCGAATATTAAATTGATTTACTTGCGCACTATATTCAAAACATGCTTCTTCAAAACATGCATAAAAATTTACGTCTAGTAATTCAATATCAGTAATTGGATAACCTAATCTTCTTGCTGCCCAAACTGCTGCATTTGGAGCATCGTTTTTAAATACAACGTCGTTGTCATACCAACCAAATGGTGTGCTTCCAGCAACAATAGCAGAACCAGAACCTGGAAAACGAACGCGATCTTGATCTATTGTATAATTGATTGATGTGTCTGGCATATGCTATGTTCCAATATGTGTTATAGGTATAAATATATAAATACACAAGAAAGAGCACTATTGCCCGAATATACTACAATATTTATTATACAATAAAGAATACCTATTTTGGTGTATATTTATAATATATATGGCTATAATCAAACTTAAAGACCTGTTACGTGAACATAAAATAATTGAAGTTGTGGCAGATGCACCCCCAGAAGTAAGATTTGTAATGCCATATGCTAATCATGCATATGCTAAACCTGCGTCAGATAGTGCTGGCAAGCCGTATACCCAATCTAATATTGATTTTAGTAGCGATGGTAAGAGTTCAGAGTCAAATTTAGAAACAAGGGTTGTAAACATCGTTAAACGCTTTGAAAACAGTATTGATAATCCACGCGGTGGATATAATAAAGCTAAGAAACTTTGGTTTCCTCATAAAAGCTTAGAAGGTGGTAGTGATACAATTGCTTATGGTCACAAAATACAAAACGGTGAAGATTTTAGCAAAGGATTATCTGATAGCGATGCTTTAAAATTATTAGAAAAAGATATTGGCAAAAAATTAAATGTTGCAAAATCCCACATAAAAAACTTTGACACGTTGCCATTAACGGTTAGAATCGCCACAATAAATGCATTATATCGCGGCGACATGGGACCAAAAACAATGAAATTATTAAATCAAAACAAGTTTGCTGATGCTGCAAAGGAATATCTAAATCATAGAGAATATCGTAGCACAAGCAATCGTGGAGTTAAGAAACGCATGGAATGGAATGCTGCGGTATTTAAGAATGCATCATAATCATAATATATGAAAAGTATCAAACTAATAGCACTATTAACCGCAACCTCTATACTATCAGGTTGCGTAGCACCTACACGCAATGTGTATGTTTATGACACACCTGCTGTAACACCGGTTTATATTGTACGCCCTGCTCCTATATACTGGAACTTACATATGGGCTGGTATAGTCACAACTACCATCGCAGAGGCCCATGGCGCAGATGAAATCACTTTTTGATTATACCAGACCACTCGCTTGGATTTGCTTTAGCGGATTCCAAAGCTTCTTGCAATTTTTCGGACATCTTTGGATTAAAATTGATACCTGTCTTTTGCTCTACTTCATCTATAGACACGATATATTTAGGTAAGTCAGACACAGGTAGTGCTTCATTTGGGAAATAAAAAGCAATAGCTTTGTTACTAGTTGCGTCAATAACAACCTTCCAAACAAAATCTGGAACACCAACTTTGCCTACTCCAATTGATTTATGGTCTTTGTTGTATGTTGTGCCAGATACAACATAAATATCTTTACCTTCATTTACCCATATACGCACAGCTGTTTCTAATTGCTTCCAAATACCACGATTGTTATTTGGAACTTGAGGAACCATGTTGCTCAAATAGAAACTTTCACTCATAGCTTCGGCTGTATGAGTATTGTCACCAGCAGGAACAAGATGACCGCGATCATATGGATTACCAGCATAATCACTTAATACAGATTGATGTGCTGGTAGTATATCTGGATCTGGACGAAAATCATCTTGGCGTTTGAATGTACCATTTACTTTTTCTTTGGTTATATGCTCTACAACATATTCTGCCGTCTTTGTGTCAAAGCGATAATGAATAGCATAGTTCTTTTTGATGATATATTGATTATCTTTTACTATTTTACTAACTGGCGCTCCGTTATAAACAAAAGAACTTGCTTTGTCATCAATCGGATTAGCGATAGATAGTACTGCTAATAATATAAACAAACCGGCGAAACGATAATGTGTTTTCTTCATAAATGTTATAGATATAAATATCTTAAACTTTGGTTATAACAACAACTTTATCACAGCATTCAAATGTTACCGACGATATATTTTTTGAGATATATTCATTCTCAGCGTCGGTCAAAAACGAACTAACAAACTTACCTGTGTTTTGCCAATTTTTCAATACTACTTTTGTACTGTCACTTGGATTCTTATTAAAATGCTGCATGTCGCATGTATGTAAATCTTCTATAATATATAACCCACCATTCTTTACGCATGACAGCAATACTGCTAATGTTATTTGATGTGTGTGCATAAAGTGAGCACCATCTTCAACAATATAATCAAATGTATTGTCGCTAGGAATCTTAATCATAGTTTCTCTGACTGTTTGTTCTATTTGATAAAACTTTTCTAACATAGTTTCATCAATGTTTTTTAAGCAAGCTGGATTATGATCGGCGGCAAATAATTTCATTTGTGGATTATATTCTTTCCACATACGCAATGATGCTCCTTTGTCTATTCCTATTTCTAACAAGTTATAACTTCCTGTTTCTGGAATATATTTGTCGTATATTAGACTATAAGAATGTTTTTCTTCAAACTCTGTTCCCTTGTCGGTTTTATACTTGTTAGCAAGTGTTGTTAGTCTATTCATATATACATAAATATACTCAAACCTTTTATTGCGATATATTCATTTCATATTTTAAGTGACCACAATCCCATATACGATCATATCTTAATTTTCTCATTATTTCCGGCTCTGTCATAGACTCTGGTAATCCATATTTTTTTACAAGTTTTGACTTTGTAAAGTTGTATCTATGCAATCGGGTTTTATACTTTTGCATATAAAAATAATTCGGCTTTGTTTCAGACACAAACACAAATTTATTTTTTTCATATACATTATTTATTTTTGACGACCATCTGCGATCCGCATATGTAATGATCTTTTTTGGATTGTTTGTTTTTATAAAATGAGATAATAATTTACTAAATCCGCCGCGAACATTATATCCATTTAAATTACAGAATCTAACAAGTTCCCAAGTATCATTTATATATTTTTTTATACCTAATGCTACTCTTGGCTTTGAAAATGTTATAACTGATACAAGCATGTTGCCGTCAAACAATCCTATCATAATGTTGGATTTATCATTGCCTTGTAGATGATTAAGATTAAGAAATTCTGATTTTTGTTTACTAGATATATTTTCAATTTTTAAACTTCTAGCATTTAATTTTTTTGTATATATTCCAAAAAGATTATTTAATCTGTTTTTCACTATATCCTGTTTATCTCGCCATTCGTCTTCAAATATTTGAATAAGTTTTATTCCATTTTTTTCCGAAGTATTTGTTTTAAATAAATGATAATCTTTCATCTTGCCGCCCGCCATCTCTGAATGAAAATATAATCCATTATATTCAATGCCTATTTTTTTATCCTCGCAGTATATATCAAGTTCAATGTTGTGTAATATTTTTTTGGTATTATGTAAAAACTTTGATTGTGGAGAGATAGTTGATAAATAATCCCGAATTTCTCGCTCGGCTTTTGATGAACTGTCAAATTCAATCTCGGACAGATTTTTAGAAAATTCTTTTTTTGTATTCTCTGAAACCAAGTCACCATATTTTTCTTTATACTCTTCACATGTTATATTATGCTTTTTTAAGTGCGAGTTTGTAATTTCTTTTAACTTTTCATCACAAATTTTACAAGATATATGATTGCTATCTGAATAATTTATATAATCAAATCGCGTAATAGAATTTTGAAATGTTTTCCACAATCTTTTATACTCTGGATACTCTTCTATAACATTTGAAATTGTTTTATTATGTGTAGATATATGCCGAGTAAATACTCCACTTGTATTATTAATATCTTTACTGGTCCAATCGCAATATGGGCAATTTAATAATGGCTTTGTTTCAACAATTTCTGTGTCAAAATATTGAATATAATTTTCAACGGAAATTCCTTTTTTAGTTAAATAACGAGTTATTATACCCGATTTATTATTTATATCTTTTGTCTTCCATTTATCTAATTTAGAAACAAGTATTTTTGTTTCATCGTTTTTTACTAGCGACACTCTTCGGCAATTGTATGTTTTATCCGAAAACTTACAAGTATTTGAACAATAATTTTTTTGTCGCTTCAACAATGGTTTGGTACATATAATGCAATTCATATTTTACTCCTTGATATGGAATAATTATTCATATACAAAGAAAAAAAGCAATATATATAAACAAAAAAAGACCGCCCGAAAGGGCGGTCTTTTTTATAAAATCTCTGTTTAAGAGATGAACTATTATACTTCGTCCAAGTTGCCGATAACAATCTTTCCGAAAAACTCTGGACGTAAGACTTTCTTGGCATAACGTGTCATTACGCCACGACGTGGTGTAAAGTTCACTGGGTCATATACCAATGGAGTTTGAATTAGTGGAATGTATGGAGCGTAAACAGCGCCGGTTTCTAGGAAGTTTGTTCCACGGAAACCTACCAACATAACATTGTCTGTCATGTATGGGTTCTTGTATACTGTCCAAC